CTGGCCCATCAGCAGCATGCTTCCATGTGTGCCTAAACTGCCCAACAACTGCCGCCGCGGGTGCCCGCAAGAGGGTTTGTGTGGCCCCTCCCTCAGCGAAACCAAAGGAACTTTACAACTTCCGAAGGTTCGTGAGGATCTACATTCAGGAGAATTTAGTAAGTCTCCCTTCTGATGTGGATGTTTCGGTCGAATCATGGCTGGAACGCACAAATTACCCCGACTGGCGCAAGAAGGAATTGCGCGAGGCCTGGGAAGCAGTCGATGACATTTGGGACCCTAAGAAGGCCCAAAAGTACTTCGCCTGTGCGTCCTTCATTAAAGATGAGGTATACCCGACCCCCAAGCATGCCAGAACGATTAACTCACGTTCTGATGCGTATAAGTGTGCTGTGGGTCCTATCTTTAAGCTGATTGAGGAAGAGGTGTTTAAGAACCCCGCCTTTATTAAGCATGTTCCTATGGAGAAACGTCCCGACTATATACTCGAGATGTTACATAGAGAAGGAGCAAAATACATAGCAACGGACTATACGGCATTCGAGTCCCAGTTCGTTGTTGAGTTGATGGCCGCGTGTGAATTCGAACTGTATTCATACATGGTTAGGTCACTACCTTCGGGGCCTAACTTCAATAAACTTGTTGGTAAAGTTATTGGCGGACGGAATGTCTGTAAGTTTCGGGAGTTCATTGTGCAGCTAGATGGCACAAGAATGTCCGGGGAGATGTGCACTTCACTAGGCAACGGATTTTCAAATCTAATGTTTATGTTATACACCTGCCAAAAGGTTGGGTGTGAACGTGTGATCGGAGTGGTTGAAGGAGACGATGGTCTCTTTACCATGATAGGAAACCCCCCTACGAAAGAGGATTTCGCCAAACTCAGCTTAATCATTAAAGCGGAAACCCATACGAAACTGGAGACCGCTTCCTTCTGTGGAATGGTGTTTGATCTGGAAGACAGACGCATCATCTCAGACCCCCGGAAAGTCTTGGCGACTTTCGGGTGGACATCTAGGCAATATGCGCGTGTGCGCCCCCACAAATTGCGGGGATTGCTTAGATGTAAGGCTCTTTCCCTTGCATATCAATACCCAGGTTGCCCCATTATTGCAGCACTGTCTCGGT